ATTTAATTTGTTGCTCTGATCCGCTTGCATATCCCAAGCGACTTGATCACGTGCTTCTAACTGCTCGGAGAATGTAATGCATACATCTAAAGTAAAAATTTTAGGCGCCAAAGCTGTTGATTTTAAACCGACTGACGGCTCAGGTCGTCATTACGATCATGTTGCGCTTCATTGCGAAGTTCCAATGGATTTGTCAGATGGTACAGCTATTGGTAATGGTTGTGAGATTTTCAAATGGCAGGATTCTTCAAACATTGCGTTACTGCGTAAGTTTAAGCAATCAGACTTTCCAATCGAAGCTGATATTACTTTCGATATGGTTACATCAGGCAAAGGCGTTAAATATGTTGTAGTAGATGTACAGCTACCAACACCGCCAAACAAACCAGCTATTTAAAACTAAAAAAGCCTTTGAAATCAAAGGCTTACGTTAAAACAATACGATTGTTCGTATAATGTATAATATGTAAATAAATCAATGACTTAGGTGAATTTATGATTAAAAACATAACACTAATTATGGGGGATAATCAAGTGGAATGTCCTAAATGTTATTCATATTTTCACCGCCAAATTTTGGCTTTTCACATGTCTAAGTGTGAAGGCTAATTGGGGATTAAGAGTATGCAGATTGATGATTGTACAGCCACAACGGTAATCAATGGGGTCAATTACTGCGTACTCGTCATACATCAACAAAGCTGGCTAGACGAACTCAACAATTTATCCGTTGTCCAAGTTGGTCTCTTACTGTCTAGCACAGCGTTGATTTGGTACGTTGCTTGGGGCATACGTGCCACTTTAGACCTACTTGGGCACACTTCTAACGAGGAATAACTCATGGACAATAAAGAACAAACTCCAAACACTAACCAAGAAACTAAAAAGGTGCTCACTGCTGCTAAACGTGCCGTGATGACTGCGGGTGTAGTAATTGCTACAACTGCAACTACCTTTGCTGCTGATGGGGATACAACTATTGACTTAACTACTGGCTTGGCTGGTGTTGCGATTGTTGCGGGTCTTCTTTCAGCGGGTAGCTTGAAAGCTGTACCGACATACGTTGGTTGGGGAATCCGCAAAGCATTGTCAATGCTTCGTTAATTGACAATAGAAAAAAGCTGGGAGGAGCGCACAGCTGTACGCACCGCACCCAGCTTTTTTCATAACTGGAGAAAAGCGAAGTGACCGTCTATTACATCATTGTTGTGGCTCTTGCGTTGTGGATCGTCTTGTCGGGGAAATAGTATGTTTATACGTTTATTACTAATCTGTCTTGCTTTATTCACTGTCGAGGCTCACGCAACTGATGATGGTGATTGGTGGTTACAACGTGAGATTAAATTACAGCAAAACCGTGAAGACTACGCTAGACGTGTTTATGGTCGTTCTGCTCGTTCATTTGTTGAAACTGACCCAGTAACAGCTAAGAGTAAAACAGTTACTAAAATTGCTATTGCTGAGGCATCACCAACGGCTTCCAAAGTAGGTTCTTCAATGTTTAAACGTGTGGCTTTTTATGCAAAAAATCCAGGCGTTCAAATGATTGGCGTCTATGCTGCAACACAGTTAATTGAGGCTATTGGCTGGGTCATGACTGATGGGGCTTATGTAAAGAAAAAGCCAGTAGATCCAACTGACCCAACTGACCCTCGTTTACATTACTACTACCAGACTACTTCTTTTACAGTTACGAAAAAGTTTGGTTCAAATAGTCAAGCAGCTACAGATATTTGTACTCGTAATGCACAAGGCTATGGCTGGATTTTTGTTTCTGCTACTCCTTATAACTGGGGACCAACTGAGACTGGCCAGAAGGATGCGAAATGTGTAATTAAACGAAGTCCAACAAGTCAGAATGAGACTTTTGGTTGGGTTTATCAGCGTCAAGCAAATCCAATTTATGATCCAAATGCACCTAAACCACCTGACCAAATTATTCCTTTAACACCTGAGTTATTAGGGGCTGCAATGATGGGTGAAGGCTATCATGATCCTGTAGATTCAACTGTTGATAGTAAAGTTAATACGGGTTTAATGGATCAATCTGTAGCTGATTCTTATAGTCATGCTGGTAATGGTGTTGGTGATGAATTAGCTAATGATATGGATTATCAAATTAAAAATGCTCCATTAACACCAGATGGGCAACCAGCGCCTTTTGGCGATCCTCGCTATAAAACACCGCCATTATCAGATAAGCCTTTTATGAATGATCGTTCATGGCGTACCGATGGTGGTACTGCTGATGGTAAAGCGGAACCTATTAAAGACCCAGACGGAAATCCTACTGGTGGACAATCTTTATCTATTCAATTTCCTGTTTTCTGCGAATGGGCTTTTACGGTCTGTAAATGGTATGACGACTGGAAACAAACAGATCAATGGATGAAGGATGAACCAGAACTAAAGGATGAAAAGTTTGAAGTACAAGATGAGGATTTACCCGGTTATCAACATGTTGATTATGTGAAGTTTGGGGGGACTGTTCTAAATTTTGTGTAAGTACTTAATTTTCATTTATCCTTCAGAGGATAATTACAAAAGGTACTTCACATGGATGAAGCAACAATCAAAAGTATGGCTGCCGAATTGGCTAAAGGTCTAAAAACACCAGAAGACTTAAACCAAATGACAGCAGTCTTTAAAAAATTCATGATTGAAACTGCACTCAATACTGAACTTTCAGACCATCTCGGTTATGAAAAGCATCAGCCCAAGAAAGGCTCAAATAGCCGTAATGGGTTTAGTTCTAAAACCATTACAACTCAAGATGGACAACTGGCTTTAGATATTCCCCGTGATCGAGAAGGTTCATTTGAGCCACAAATTATCAAAAAGCACCAAACACGCATCACCAGTATGGATGACCAAATCCTCTCACTGTATGCAAAAGGAATGACTAATAGGGAAATTGTAGCCTTCTTCAAAGAAATGTACGATGCCGATGTGTCAGCATCTCTCATCAGCAAAGTTACCGATGCTGTGATTGAGCAAGTGACTGAGTGGCAAAATAGAGCCTTAGATAGCCTTTATCCTGTTGTCTATCTTGACTGTATTGTTGTCAAAGTCCGTCAGCACTCCAATGTGATTAACAAGTCCGTATACCTTGCTTTAGGCATCAATATGGATGGGCAAAAAGAATTACTGGGTATGTGGATTGCTCAGACAGAAGGTGCCAAATTCTGGCTGTCAGTCATGACAGAGCTAAAAAATCGAGGAGTACAGGACATTCTTGTTGCCTGTGTAGATGGATTAAAAGGCTTCCCTGACGCGATAGCCTCTGTTTACCCTCATACTGATATTCAACTGTGTATCGTGCATGTTGTACGCAATAGCCTGAGATTTGTAAGCTGGAAAGACTACAAAGCTGTTACGTCGGGTCTGAAAGCGATTTATCAGGCAAGTACAGAGGAAAATGCTTTAAAATCCCTAGACATCTTCTGTGATCAATGGAATCATCAGTATCCAAAAATTGGAGAATCCTGGCGGGCAAATTGGGAAAATATCCGAACGATCTTTAGCTATCCTGCTGAAATAAGTCATGCGATTTATACAACAAATGCAATTGAATCATTGAATAGTGTGATCCGCCATTCAACTAAAAAGAGAAAGATCTTCTCTTCTGATGATTCAGTGAAAAAGGTCATTTATTTAGCAACTTCAAATGCTGCTAAAAAATGGACCATGCCAATTCAAAATTGGCGTTTAGCAATGAATTGGTTTACGATTCAGTTCGATGATCGATTAAAAGATCATTTATAAAAAATGGGACTAACACAAAATAATTTACAGGCTCAGAAACATGAAAATACATTCTTTTGGTGAACACAATAACATTACTTTATCTAATAATTGTATTGAAGTTCGAGGTGCACGTGAGCATAACCTTAAGGATGTAGATGTTTCTATCCCAAGAAATGCACTTGTTGTTTTCTCAGGTGTATCGGGTTCAGGAAAATCATCACTTGCTTTTGGAACTATTTTTGCTGAAGCACAAAGAAGATATTTCGAATCTGTTGCACCTTATGCAAGACGCTTAATAGATCAGGCCGGAGTACCAGATGTTGATGCTATTGATGGTCTACCACCAGCAGTAGCATTGCAACAACAACGTGGTGCAAGTAATACCCGTTCTTCTGTTGGAAGTGTAACAACTTTATCAAGTCTCGTGCGAATGATTTATTCGCGTGCTGGTGCATATCCTGCCGATCAGCCAATGTTATATGCCGAGGACTTTTCACCGAACACTCCTCAAGGTGCTTGTCCTACCTGTCATGGTTTAGGTCACATTTATGAAGTTACAGAATCGACAATGGTTCCTGACCCAACACTCAGTATTCGTGAGAGAGCTATCGCATCATGGCCACCTGCTTGGCACGGGCAAAACTTACGCGATATCCTAGTAACCCTAGGGTATGATGTTGATCGACCATGGAAAGATTTACCGCAATCGGATAGAGACTGGATTTTATTTACTGAAGAAACCCCAACAGTTCCTGTCTATGCTGGTTTAAGCCCCGCTGAGACTCAATCTGCACTTAAACGTAAACTAGAACCCAGCTATATGGGCACTTTCACTGGTGCTCGTCGCTATGTCCTTCATACTTTTGCTAATACCCAAAGTACGTTGATGAAAAAACGTGTTTCACGTTTTATGGAAGGAAAAATATGCCCTTCCTGTCATGGTAAACGCCTTAAACCAGAAGCCTTATCTATTACCTTTGCTGGAGTAGATATTGGTGAGTTTATGCAACTTTCTTTGGATAAGTTAACTTGCCTGCTTGAGCCCATTGTTCTAGGCAATTTCGACGCTCATGATGCTGGAGAAAAGACTAATAATAAAGTAACCCAACTTGATAGATCTGAACGAGCAACAACAGGTAGAGCAGTGCATTCTGTATCTCCAGATGTAAGACGTACGTCAGCACTTTCAGATGAAAAGAAAATTGCTGCGCAGCGTTTAGCAAATGGTGTGGTGGGGCGTTTAAATCAATTACGCCAGTTAGGTCTTAGTTATCTAACATTAGATAGAGCCACACCGACTCTTTCAGCGGGAGAGTTACAACGTTTGCGTTTAGCAACACAATTAAGTTCTATGCTATTTGGTGTAGTTTATGTACTGGATGAACCGTCTGCTGGATTACATCCTTCAGATAGTCAGTCATTATATGATTCTCTCGATAAATTAAGAGACGCTGGAAACTCCGTATTTGTTGTAGAGCATGATTTAGAGCTCATGCGTCGTGCTC